TAGATAGCTGAAAAAGAGTGGTTTATATGCATAAATCACTCTTTTTTTATGTCTGAATTTAGTAAGAAATTGAAAAACGAATGCGATAGAGCAAGAAAAGCTGTTTTAAACGCTAATAAAACACCCCTAATAGGCTTGTGCTTATCAGGGGTTCTTTTATATATGATAGTTATCTTATTGTTGACGAAGTAAATGCCATTTAAGTTTATATCTTAAAGTGTGTTTTTGCTGAATTATTGTTGTTAGCTCTCTGATTTTTTCTACATCAGCAGGTTTAGTAACATCTAAGTTTAATTTTTTTATTTCAGCAACAAGCTCTTTATTTGATTTTTCTGCATCTATAGTAAATAGAAAATAACCAAGCATTTCAGTGGTTAGTTTATTATCACCATCAAATGAATAAGTATTTGTAGGATTATTGGTTTCAGTGTCTATAAATTTATTTTCTTTAATAGTGTAATTAATTCCTCCGTATTTAACTTTTCCAGTTTCGTCAAAGTATTTGAAAGAATAAGTACCATTATTGTTTTTACTAAATACAGCACGTGTTTTTTGAAAAGCAGATTCCAAATTAAAAGTTTTTACTATTATATTGTGTTGTTCTTTCAATAATTCTACAAGTCTAACTTGTTGCTCAGGATTTTCTGCAATAATATCATATGTTCCTACCCAAGTGCCTAAAAATTTGTCATTACCTCCTTTTTCGCTGTTAGGAGTTTCTTTGTCTGATTTTGAACAAGCAGCAAGCGATATAGCTGCAATAACGAGTAATAAAATTCTCTTTATCATAATGTTATATGTTTAGTTACTAATTGATTGTGCAAAAGTATGTATTTTATTGATAAATTCCAAAATAAATTTCAGATACTATTTTCTGAAATGCTCTATACGCAACACGGCTCATACAAAGTAAAGCTAATACTACTCAGGGAGAAAAACTCACTTATAAAAGACTTTTTAGATGAGCTGTCTCCAAAAAAAATGAAATAAAATGCCCCCTGTTGTAGTTTTTTTATTGTTATTAATGATTAATTGTTAATAATTTACTATCTTTGCACCGCTTTTAAATGAGATAAAAATGTTTGATAATTTAAGTGATAAATTAGAAAAAGCCCTACATAATCTTAAGGGGCACGGTAAAATTACCGAAATCAACGTAGCAGAGACTTTAAAAGAGGTGAGACGTGCCCTTTTAGATGCGGACGTGAACTATAAAATAGCTAAGGATTTTACTAATACAGTTAAGGAAAAAGCCATTGGGCAGCAGGTACTTACCACATTGCAACCAGGGCAGCTGATGGTAAAAATCGTAAAAGATGAGCTTACTCAGCTAATGGGAGGTGATGCAGCAGGAGTAAACCTCTCGGGGAATCCTACCGTTATTTTGATGTCGGGCTTGCAGGGTTCGGGTAAAACCACATTCTCGGGCAAGTTGGCTAATTATCTTAAAAACAAGAAAAATAAAAAACCACTTTTGGTGGCTTGTGATGTGTATCGTCCTGCGGCTATTGATCAGCTGCATATAGTGGGCGACCAAGTGGGAGTGCCTGTTTTTTCAGATAAAGGCAATAATAACCCTGTAGATATAGCACTTAAAGGAGTGCAATACGCTAAGGATAATCACCTAAATGTGGTAATTGTAGATACGGCAGGTCGTTTGGCAGTTGATGAGCAAATGATGAATGAAATTTCTAACATTCACCAAGCTATCAAACCACACGAAACGCTCTTTGTAGTAGATGCAATGACGGGGCAAGATGCAGTGAATACAGCTAAAGCTTTTAATGATGTGCTTAATTTTGATGGGGTTATTCTTACCAAACTCGATGGTGATACCCGCGGTGGTGCCGCTATTACTATCAAGTCGGTAGTCAATAAGCCTATTAAGTTTGTGGGTACAGGAGAAAAGATGGAAGCTATAGACGTGTTCTATCCCGATCGTATGGCAGACCGTATTCTTGGTATGGGTGATGTCGTTTCGCTCGTAGAACGTGCTCAAGAGCAGTTTGACGAAGAACAAGCTCGCAAACTTCAGAAGAAAATCGCTAAAAATCAATTTGGTTTTGATGATTTTCTGGAACAAATACAACAAATTAAGCGTATGGGTAGTATGAAAGACTTGCTGGGTATGCTCCCTGGTGTAGGTAAAGCTGTAAAAGACCTCGATATAAAAGATGATGCCTTTAAGCATATTGAGGCTATTATCCACTCAATGACACCTAAAGAGCGCAGCAATCCTGCTATTATTGATATGAGCCGCAAAAAACGTATTGCTAAAGGCAGCGGGCGTGAGCTTCAGGAGGTAAACCAGCTAATGAAGCAGTTTGAACAAATGAGCAAAATGATGAAGATGATGCAAGGCGGTGGCGGCAGAAAGATGATGCAAATGATGCAAAATATAAGATAAAATAACAATAACAACTAAAAAAAATGACTATTTTAGACGGAAAAAAAACTTCAGAAACCCTGAAACAAGAAATTGCTGAAGAGGTAAAACAACTGAAAGCAGTAGGCAAAAAAGCACCTCATTTGGCAGCCGTATTAGTAGGCGATGATGGGGCAAGTCTTACTTATGTAGGGAGCAAAGTAAAGGCTTGTGAGCAGGTAGGATTTGCTTCTACCCTTGTGAAACTTCCTGCCGATATTACTGAGGAGGTTCTTTTGAAAGAGATTGATAAACTTAACGCCAATCCTGATATTGATGGCTATATAGTGCAATTGCCACTCCCTAAACATATTGATGAGCAGAAAATACTCTTGGCAGTAGACCCAAAAAAAGATGTAGATGGCTTTCACCCTTCCAATTTTGGAAGAATAGCTTTAGATATGGAAGCTTTTATTCCTGCTACTCCTTTTGGTATTATGGAACTCCTAAAACGTTATGAAGTGCCTACCAAAGGCAAACACGTGGTAGTTGTAGGACGCTCGCATATTGTGGGCAGACCTATCAGCATCTTGCTTAGCCAGAAAGGAGCGCAAGGCAACGCTACAGTTACGCTCACCCACAGCCATACTCCTAACCTTGCGGACTTCACTCGTCAGGCAGATATTATCGTGATGGCATTAGGTATCCCAGAGTTTCTAAAAGGCGATATGGTAAAAGAAGGCGTTACAATTATAGATGTAGGGATTACACGCCTGAAGGACGACAGCACCGCCAAAGGATACCGTATCGTAGGCGATGTAGCTTTTAATGAGGTAAAGGATAAAGCAAGTTTTATTACACCTGTACCTGGTGGAGTAGGCCCTATGACTATAGCAATGCTTTTGAAGAATACACTGCTAGCTTACCAGTGGAATAGAAAATAGCAAAAGAAAAAAATAAAGACGAAAAAAAAAGGGGGGTTGCCCCTTTTTTTTTTTTTTTTTTTTTTTTTTTTTTCTCTCCCCTCTTTCTCTTTT